GCAAATGGTATTACACAACTACAAGCTGGTGGTGCTGGTTATAGTGGTGCTATAGTAGATGAGACATTTAAGATAGGTAGCCACAATTCGGCAAACTTCTTAAAAGGTGCTTCAGTACATCAAGTTGCTATATGGGATTCAGATCAATCTGCAAATCTAGCGACTATATACAACTCAGGTGCAACACAGGATTTAAGTTTATTAACCCCAGCTCCTGCTCATATCATTCAACCCACTAGTTCGGTTACTACTATAACAGATTCAGTTGGTAATGCAGACTTTACAGCGTTTGGATTCACAGGATCATCATTAGTAACAGATGCACCATAAAAATATAACAACCTAATATTAATTTTATTGTATAAATATGAAAGCAACAGATATGTTAAACGAAGTAAAAAAACTCATCGGTGTAGAAGCATCAGTTGAGGTTAAGTTAGCACAAGCTGAACTTGAAAATGGTACTATCATTGAGAGTGAATCTTTTGCAGAAGGTAGTGAAGTATTCATTGTTACAGAAGATGAGCGTGTAGCCCTTCCAGTAGGTGAATATAAACTTGTAGATGGTGAAACTCTAATTGTAGAAGAAGAAGGAATTATAGCTTCTATTGGTGCAGTTGAACCTGCTGAAGAAGAAGTTGAAGCGGAAGATGAACCTAAAGAAGAAATGGGTTACGCTACTAAAGAAGAACTTCAAGAAGTTAAAACAATGGTTGAAGAAATTAAAGCATTGCTAGACCCTAAAGAAGAAGAAATGGCTGAAGAGCCTGTGGCTGAAAATTCTGTTAAATCAGAAGAAACAACTACTAAAACAGTTTACGCTGAAAAAGAAGAAATGAGTGAAGTAGAAAAAGTATCTCATAATCCTGAAAGTGAAACTAAAAATAACACAAACCTTTATTCACAAAAAAGAAATGGAAACACTTTGGATAAAGTGATGAATAGAATATCAAATTTTAAATAAATAAAAAATGGCAACAACAACATCAATAACTACTACTTACGCAGGGGAATTTGCAGGACAGTATATCTCTGCAGCACTTTTAAGTGGTACAACTTTGGACAACGGTTTAATTACCGTAAAACCAAACATTAAATTTAAAGAAGTAATTAAGAAAGTAGCAACAGATGGTCTTGTAAAAGATTCTACTTGTGACTTTGATGCAACTTCTACAATCACACTTACAGAACGTATCATTCAGCCTGACTATCAGCAAGTGAATCTACAATTATGTAAAAAGGATTTTCAAAATGACTGGGATGCAATCTCTATGGGATATAGTGCACACCAGAACCTACCTACTTCTTTTGCAGACTTTTTAATTGGTCACGTAGCAGCTAAAGTAGCTCAAAAAACAGAACAAAGTATCTGGAATGGAGCAGCAGCAACTAACGGTGAATTTGCAGGTTTTAAAGAACTAATGCTAGCAGATGCAGATGTAGTAGATATCGCTGCCGTTGGTGGTGGAATTAACGCTACTAATATTATTGCTCAATTAGGTTCTGTAGTAGATTCTATTAGTTCAAACCTATATTCTTCAGAAGATATGCTAATCTATGTTTCTCAAAACGTTGCTAGAGCATACGTAAGAGCATTAGGTGGTTTCTCAGTAGCAGCAACTTCAAACGCTGGTACAGATGATAAAGGAACACAATGGTTTAGTGGTCAAGCATTAACTTTTGATGGTGTTAAGATTGCAGTAGCAAACGGATTACCTGACAATACTATGGTAGCTGCAGAAAAATCTAACTTATTCTTCGGAACAGGTCTTTTATCTGATCAAAACGAAGTTAAAGTAATTGATATGGCTGACATTGATGGCTCACAGAATGTAAGAGTTGTGATGAGATTTACAGCTGGTGTACAGTACGGAATCGGTTCTGAAATCGTATTATACTCTTAATAACTAATTAACTAACTTAAAGGGTAGGTAAGCCAATTTGTGCCTATCTACCCTTTTTTAATATAAAAAACTATGAGCTGTACATTAACACTAGGTAGAAAAGAACCTTGTAAGGATACGGTTGGTGGTCTTAAAGCTGTTTACTTTACTGATTTCGGAGATTACGGAACGGTAACAGAAACAGATGATGAGATTACTGATTTAACAGGAACTTTTACTGCTTTTAAATACGAATTAAAAGGAAATAGTAGCTTTGAACAAGCTATTACTTCAAGCCGTGAAAACGGAACTACTTTCTTTGATCAAACCTTAACGCTTACTTTGAAAAAACTAAGTAAAGAAGATAACAAAGAACTAAAACTATTGGCTTACGGACGTCCGCACGTAGCTGTTGAAGATTATAACGGTAATGTATTTGTTATGGGCTTACAACACGGTGCAGAAGTAACTGGCGGAACTGTTTCAACAGGTGCTGCAATGGCTGACCTATCAGGATATACCCTAACGCTAAACGCACAGGAAGTAAAACCTGCTAACTTTGTTAATGCACCAACAGCTGCTGATCCATTCGCAGGAATGAGTAGTGCTACGGTAACAGTAACAGAAGGAACAAACTCATAAACCGAGTTTCATTTTGATGAATTAAGGGGGCATTTCGCCCCTTTTTTTTATGGTTTAATAATAACAAAAAACAGATAATATTATTGTATATGTATGATAGTACTACAAGAAAGCGCATCAACGCAAACAATAAATTTTATACCTAGAAAGTTTACAAGCAACACTAGTTATAACGTTACGATAGTAGACGAGACACAAAACAAAGAAGTGTACAACGTAGACACAACTGCAATAGCCGAATTACTTTATTACAGCACGTATAACGCAGTATTTCCAGTAAAGCAAGATATTACATACAACATAACAATTAAGGACGGTACAGAAGTAATTTTTAAAGACAAGGCTTTTTGTACAAACCAAACTGACTTACCACAGTATACAATAAACAGCGGTGAGTATATAACGAATGCCAGCACTAACGAATTTATTACATTATAATGGATAACCTACATATAGTTAATTTAGCTTCATATAATAGACCCCAGATCAGCGAAGATAAGAATCGTGAGTGGGTAAACTATGGCGAAGATAACGACTACTACACTTACCTAATTAAACTTTACACAGAATCAACAACCAATAACGCTATTATAAATGGTGTTACTAATATGATTTACGGTAAAGGTTTAGATGCTTTAGACAGTAATAGAAAAACAAATGAATATGCAGCATTGCGTTCTATCTTTTCTGATGGTTGTTTGCGTAAAATAGCACTTGATTTAAAACTATTAGGTGAAGGTTCATTCCAAGTACTATACAAAGATGGTAAGGTAGTTAAATCTGAACACTTTCCAAGGCAAACCTTACGTGCAGAACGTTGTAATAAGGATGGTGAAATAGAAGCATACTATTACTTCCACGACTGGGCAAACCTTAAAAGAAGTGATGAACCTAAAAGGATAGCATCATTTGGATTTGGTAACGGTAAAGAACCTGAAATTAAAATCATTAAAAGATATGTTAGTGGATACGATTATTACTGCCCTGTAGATTATCAAGGTGGTTTGGCATACGCTGAACTTGAAAGTGAAGTATCAGACTATTTAATTAACGATGTACAGAATGGCTTTAGTGGTACAAAGGTTGTAAACTTTAACAATGGTGTACCTGATCAAGAAAAGCAAATACAAGTCAAGAATGATGTAATGCGTAAGCTAACTGGCGCACGTGGTGAAAAAGTAGTAATTGCATTCAATAACAACGCTGAAAGTAAAACAACTGTTGATGACATTCCATTAAACGATGCACCACAACATTATGAGTATCTTTCTAGTGAGTGTTCAAACAAGCTAATTGTAGCCCACAGGGTAACTAGTCCTTTACTTTTAGGAATCAGAACAGAAAACAATGGTTTAGGATCTAATGCAGATGAAATAAAGACCGCTGCGCTACTTTTTGACAACATAACTATAAAACCATACCAAGACTTAATTTGCTAGTGTATAGATGATATATTGGCGGTTAACGGTATTAGTTTAAAACTTTACTTTAAGACATTACAGCCTTTAGCATTTATTGAAACAGATAACGCTATAACAGATGAATCACGTGAAGAAGAAACTGGTGTAAAAGATGAGTTAACAACATTATCATCAGAATCATCAGAATTTGATGACAACCAAATGGTAGAATTACTTCAAGACTTTGGTGAAGATGAAGATCTAGAAGGTTGGGATTTAGTAGATGAACGTGAAGTAGACTATGATCAAGAAGAAGCGTTAGATAAAATGATTAACCTTGCTTCTACAGGTTCTGCTAGACCTAATTCTAAAAGCGAACAAGATGAAGTTACAGATGATTCAACAGCTTTTAAGGTACGTTATCAATATGCACCATTAAAAGATACATTTACAAAAG